GAATACCCCCGTTGTGTCCAGAGAATTATCCAGAGTTGTAACGGCAGTACTAGCCGCTGTTGCAGCAGTCTGAGCGTTAGATGCTGTTGTCTGGGCATTTGCCGCCGCTGTCGCCGCATTGGTGGCTGTTGTCTGTGCGGCATTGGCTGTTGTCGCCGCTCCGCTTGCCACGCTCTGTAAATCACCGACTGTCTGGGCGTTGTCTATCTTGGCAGCAGAGGAAAGCCTAAACTCGCCTGTCTCTAAGTTCCAGAAGTTATTGCCTAAGTCATCGGTAATAGTTCCGGCTTTTAGCAGAGTTGCGTCCAGAGTTCCAGAGGTGATATAGTCAGCGACAAAATGACCGTCTAATGTCCAAGCGGTATCAAACGGGCCGTTGTAACCATGAGATGAGAAACCAATACCATTCTGATTAATTCTAAGGACATTAACAGCCGTAGCCTTGTCCTCTGTGTCCATGATCAGAATTTCATTAGGTGTTCCGTCAGTCATTCCAATTATGACATGACCGCCTAAACCGCCGGTAATCAGGTTCGTGGCCCTCTCGATCGCGGACACCATCGCGGACTTTCTGGAGTAATTCTCTGCAACATATCCTGTCAGAACGCTCTCCAGAGCCTCGGCAAAGGTCTGCCGTGCGCTCCCAAGCTCCATACTGTCGTATTTTTCCAGAAGCGAATTATAAACGGTCTTAATTACCTTCTGCCGGACGTTCACGCCCAACTCTGTATAAATGACTTCCGCTGTGTCGCAAAGGTTAAGCCGTTCTATTCCCCTGCCGGAATAGTCAAAGGTGTCAGACAGATTAACAAAGTCCAGTTCGATATTCTGTCTAGGCAACCATGCACCAGAATTAGCAAGCCTAGCAGCTGCTTTATCCCTCAGTTCCTCAACAGTCGGCTGTTCTTCGAATTCTTCTGATAAGTCCAGAGCAATAATCTGGGGAGTCTGAACACCGAACTCGATATTTACAGAGTCTTCTTCTGTGATGATGTCACCGTGCTGTTCTGTCCATGCATCCAGGTTCAGAGGGGCTGAGCTTTCATAAAGGTAGTACTCCGGAAGCGTCACAACATCGCCTGTCTCGTTATTCTTCCAGAAGGGCGCGATAGCGTTATAAATCCCGCTCGTGTCGACCTCGTTTGTTATATCAACAAGGTTTTTGCCGTACCGAATAGAAACGCTCGTGTCCTGTCCTCTGTTAACGTGAAGTTTAACATCCCATTTGTCAAACTCATACTCGCCGGTTCCGTACACGTCCAGAATAGACCCCTGTTCACCGCAGAGCTTTTCACGGATGTTAGAAGGAACATCTACAGAGTAGGGGCCTGACACATCCTTATCTGTCCAGAAGGTAAACGGATTGTCATTTACAGAATGAGACGCAAAAAAAGACAGTGCCTGTGCACAGGACACCGCCGTAAAAGGTTCAAGGATGATGCTGTTAAGTCTGTAGGAAATATGGGAAGCATAGAACGTTACTATCCCATCGATCGGAGCCGACCGCTTATAGATATCAAACGGCTGCGGGCTCTTGGTGTGGTCGTGGGTTGTGTAAATAATGCATCCTTCCTGTATCTTGTCGTAGTTCTCGCCGGTTATCGGATATTCAAACTCACATTCGTAAGTTCCATTCCGTTCTTCTGTGACAAGGCAAGAAATACAATCCACGAGCCTACATATTCCGTTAGATCTAAACAGCTTTTCATTTCGTCCATAAAGAATGGGTATCATACGATGTACCACCTCGGCGTTATTTCAACAATACTCGGCCCGGAAACGGTTATTGTGTTGTTGCCCGGCTTTAAGGTTGGGAAATCAGTGCCGGACAATTCAATAAATTGGTTTTTGCTATCCGGGCCATAATACGCGCTCATCAGCTCGCAGTCTATTTCTGTATACTCTGTGTTTGAGTATGTGACTGTAATAGTGACATCATTGATCTGTACGCTTCCAGTGCCATAAATCAGCAAAAGCGGCTTAGAATAAAACATTGTTGGGTTATCAATAAAACCGCTGTTTCTAATTATGGTTACCGTATTCCCAGATGTTAAGTATCTCTGGGGCTTGCACATAAAGCGCAATTCAAAGTTCCCGGCATCTAGTCGGGCCGTAGGTTCAACCTCAAGCCCTCCGGCATAATACCCCATTCTGTATTCATCAGGATGGTAAGTGTCAGTTATTTTCTGATAACCATCTTTTGACAGAAGATAATTCCGCAAATCAGAAACATTCTGTTTAAAGTTTGTATAGATAAAAGCCGGATAAGTAACCTCGATATCCTCAAGCCGTTTTTCTCTGCCTAGAATATCGCCATCACGCCCTGGAATCTGTATCGGCTCGTATGCTTTGACAGGTGAGTTAAATACTCCACTGCCGGATATGTAAACCCCATATAGAATAAGGTTTTTGTTAGCAAATGACAAAGTTTTACGCATAAGCTAATTCCTTCTGTCTCTGTGCAGCTGCAAGCTCATACTGGATTTGCTGGGCAAGCTGTCTGACGTTCATATTCTCGTTAGCATAAACGTTAATAGTGATATTGTCAGATGACGCACCGACCAGCTGCCGGAGCTTATCCATGCCTAAGACAACCTCGGCCCCGCTTCCGTCTCCGAAGCCCTTTGCCCCGTAAGGTGTTTGCATGACTGTAGGTCGAGTAAACATCATCGGGTTTTCATAGGCTTTTTTATACCATCTGACAGAAAGCTTCGGGATCTTAAGGCTAAATCCTCCGGAGCCTAACAGCGTCTGCCATGATACAGAAATGTGCGGAAGCTTAATTGACGGCATCGTGATGTGCAAGCTCTTGAAGATATTCCTCAGAGAACTAGCCACATTCCGCGCTGCGTTCAGCAGCCCGCTAAACGGGTTCGGAACTTTGATAGAATGAAAAGCATTAGTTACAGCATTTCTAAGTGCAGTCAAGGCATTGGAGGCACTGGTTTTCATACTGCTAAAAGCATTCTGTACAGCCATGCTTGCGCTTTGCATCCCGCTCTGTAACTTAGTTTTCATGTTACTGGCCCCGGTCGCCACAGCACTGCTAATCGTATTCCATGCGGATGCTGTATTAGTTTTAATGGCGTTCCAGCCGTTAGCTACAGCTGTTCTTGCGGTCGACAGGGCGGTTTTAGTTCCAGTCGTGATATTAGTCCACGTCTGTTTTACACCCATAGCCATGTCAGAACCGACCTTCTTAACACCGTTCCACATCTTCTTAGCTCCGGCAGTAACCTTGTCCCAATTCTTGACAAGCAGAACAGCTCCGGCAACAACTCCGGCGATAACAGCACCGCCAACGAGCAACGGCCCGAATGTAGTAATCAGCGTTCCGATCGCAGTAACAGCACCCGGAATGAAGCCAATGAACTTACCTATCCCGGTAACAAGTCCGCCTATTCCAGTAATGGCCTTGCCGATCGTCAGCACCAGAGGACCGGCAGCTGCAACAATCAGTCCGATTTTAACAATAGCTTCCTTCTGATTGTCGTTTAAGCTCTTGAACCACTCTGTAAAAGCCTTGACCTTCTCGACTACCTTCTCGATTATTGGGGCCAGAGTCTCAAACAAGGCAGATGCTAACTCGTTCCCGGCAATGACCAGATTGTTAATCGCCACCTTCATCTGATCCCACGGGTCAAGCGTGGCTTCATAGGTATTTTTGACTGTGTCTTTATAGTCGCCCAGAGACGCGCTTAAGTCATCTACAGAAAAACGGCCCTCGCGGATCGCCTGTGTCATCTCTGCCGCGCCCTTGGCTCCGAAAAGCTTCGTGGCAGTATTAAGAGCATCTGTTTCAGAACTTGCATTCTTGATGGAGTAAACCCCTTCTTTCAATGCCTGATCCAAACTTTTTCCGCTCTTGGTGGCGTTCTGCTGCGCTTTCTTCAAGGCAGTCATGGCGGTACTGGAGTCAATACCATTAGCTTCGAAACTTGCCAACAGGTTGATAGACTCACCAAGGCCAAGACCCATCTCCTTAAGGGTTGCGCCGTTCTTCTGTAAGGTACTCTCCAGAGTGTCCATTGATATCCCGGTACGCTGTCCGGCATCCGTCATCAGGCCCAGAACGCTTCCGGTGTCTTTCGTATCAATGCCAAATTTCTTCATAATGGCATCAACGTTATCAATGGAGCTATTTACATCTGTGTTATTGATTTCTGCGAAACGGATAAAGTCTTTTGATACTTCTCCTAAGGTTTCGCCTGTCAAATGGAATCTGGTGTTGACTTCACCGATCGCGGTTCCGGCTGTCTCTGCATCCGTGGGCAACTCTGCAAAAACTCCGTCCATCTGGCCCTTGAGGCCGTCCAGAGTCTTTCCGGTTGCCCCTGTTTTGGTGATAATGGTGTCATAACCTTTATCAACTTCTTTTGCCGCTCCGATAGCTGCAACACCGATTCCGGCAACAGCGGCAGAAGCTGGCATGATTTTCTTTCCGGCATTCTCGACCTTGCCGCCGAATTCCTTGATTGACTGTCCGGCAGCTTGTATCTTTTGCCCGGCAACGCTCCCGAAGTCGTTATATTCTTTTTTGAGACCCTCTAATTTCTGTTCTGTGTCGATAATCTCGCGTTGCAGAGCATCCCATTCTTCCGGACTGACGTTTTCCTTCTGAACGGTTTTTAATTCCTTGAGCCTGTCCTGTGTGCTCTGGATTGCCGTTTGAAGGTTTTTCTGCTTCTGTGTCAGTAACTCCGTGTTGCCGGGGTCTAACTTCAGAAGCTTATTAACGTCTCTAAGGTTGCTCTGTGTAGTTCTTAACTGTTTATCTACAGACTTGAGAGAGTCATTTAGTTTTGTGGTATCGCCCGAAACTTCAATGGTGATACCCTTTATTCTGTTACTAGGCATTAGCAATCACCATTTGTCAAAATCGTCTTGTGTTGCAAGCTGTTTGTATTTGAATCGGTCGTTCGCCGCCTCTGTCATCATGTCCAGAACTGTCCCATACTCCAACATATCCAGCTCAGCCATAGAAAGGCCAAGCTGAACACATCGGAGCAAGTATAAGGGAGTAGTAAAAGGACGCTCAGTCGGGCGGCTTTTTATTTTGGGGCTACAGAGCCTTTTGTTGTGGAAACGAACAGTCCGACAATATCAGCTGACGCTTCCATCAGATCGCCAAGTTCAAAGCCCTCAAGCCATGTATCAAAATCGGATTCCTGTACTTTGGTCATGTCGGCATTCTCCGCACGCTTAGCCATGATAAAACCCAGCTTCTCGGCAAGGTCTAAAATCTGTCCCTGCTGGAGCTCCTGACCCAGATAACATAAGAAATCCTCATGGAAGAACTCATATGCTCTTTTCGGTGTCAATGCGTTGGCAAGCATCGGCACAGTTTTCGTCCCAATTACTACTTCCTTATACATTCATTAACCTCCTGTTTATCAGTTGGCTACGGGCAGATATGCAGTTGTAAACCAGGCGTTGTACGGTGTAGACTCGCTCGGTGTCGCGCTGGCCTTGACAACGTCCTTATCCAGGGCCGCAACGTAAATGGTTGTTGCAGTGATGGACAGGGTTTCTGTCTGAGGTTCGATCGCATCCTCTTTAGTTGTTCCGGAAACCGAAGGACGTGTTGCAACACAGTTGTAAAGAATATGCCGCTTAGCATGAACATCGCCCTCGAACTGGAAAGCAAGGCCAAAATGCGCTACAGGTGCGTTTGCATCCTCGTACAGAACATCGTTCTTGTCCTCGACCATGCCCAGGATCGCAATAGCGACCTCATCCGGCACTTTGGCAAGTTCAAGATCGCCCTCATAGCCGTTGTTGGCTACGGACTGATAATAAACAATGTTATCAGCATAAAACGGTGTGGTATCGCCCTGAGGGTCAAGGCTGATTGAAACCGCGCCGGGAACAGGAATTGCTTCACCGTAAGTCGCGGAACCATTCGCCGCAATCGTAGCCGGAAAGATAGTTACGCTCTTAATGCCGTATTTAATTTTGTTTGTGTCAGGCATCGATGATTACCTCCGTATAATAAGTTGTCAGGTGCATACGCTCTGAGTCGATATAGGTTTCTGCCCACGAAAAAACAAGGCCGTTAGCCTTAAGCATTCCTTCAACTTGTGCTTCAAGACCAAAGTCCTTGTTGTCTGTATAGAGCTCAATCGTCAGAGCATTTATCTTTTGATAGTTTGTATCGTCCGCTTTAAAATCATTGGACTGAGGATAATAAAAACAGATAAAAGGCGGCTGCTGGCCCGTGTTCTCCGGGAACTGATAGTATGCATACGGGAGTCCAACGCTTGCAATCATCTGTGCGACTTCTGGGGTTGTCATGATGTTATTTTTCTGATTACCTCCCGTGTGAATTCATCTTCTATCTTGTTCTCAATAGTGGAAATGTGTGGTGTTCCGGCAGTCCTGCCGCCGCCCCTTTTAGCGTGTCCGTTTTCCAGAAGGTGGGGAAGTCCGGGATATTTTTTATTGTAGATGATACCTTGGGCAGACCATCGGCCCGTTTCATATTGGGCCGTCCATCCGGAGCCATAACGACCATCAGATAAATGCACATCTTTAAACGTGCTGTTAGACAGGTCACCCAGAGCCTGAGCACCCATCTTAGATACTTTCTGTGTGACTTCTTGAAGAGAGTCTAACACTCCCACAGAGTAATCATCTAACGCGCCTTTAATGGCATCTGAAAGGCCGTCAGCGGTAACTTTCTTTGCCATTTGTCCCGCCCTTCCGCTGCACGTACAGTTCTATCGTGTCATTTCTGCCGTGATAGGTTCTGTAAACAGCATAAGCAAGGCCGTTGTAAATCAGGGTGTCCTCGCCCTCGTAATCACCGAAAAACATAGTGATTACAAATTCCGGGTTCAGCCCGTTCCGACCCGCTTCGAAAAACTCCGCACGTGTGACAGAATTGACGCTACAGAATACCGTTTTCACCCGAACACTAACACCGTCAATCACAAGAAGCTTTTCTCCCGATTCTGTGACGATGTTTTCCCCCGTGTCCGTAGTCAGGTACTGCACCACATCCCGCCATACGCCGTTTTCATCCTGTGCCTTATCAGCAGACAAGAGCGTGATAACATTAGACCTGTCCAATTAAATCACGCCCCAATCCGTATAATCACCAGACATTAACAGCTGTGCTTTCTGCTCATCGTAGGACGTTTTCAAGCGGTCATAATCATCCGGCTGACCGAAGTTCATCCGGCAGTAAGTCGTTACCGCTCTCTGTACTAAAGGAGTTATATTCTCCTCCATCAGAACATCCGGCTTGATATCCGTAACGCCCATGTCAGCAAATGCAGCAGAAATCAAATCTGTCAACTCTGTATCAAAAGCCGTGGTTGTGACACGGCAAGCCATTTTTACTTTATCGAGTAGAGCCATGTCACGCCCTCCTTACTTCGCCGATATCAGCTTTCCATCGCTCATGATCTTCCGGGTATATGGTTATGTGTCCGATATGACCGAGCCGCACGGAAGGGTCTGCATACATTTTGTATCCCAGATTTGTGACACGCTTGCAGAATGCCAAATCTTCC